ATATATATACTAGCGAAGCAATTACACGCGCGCGACGACAAGACTAGCTCCGGATATTAAGACCGCAGGTCTTATAGTGCTTATGTCGCGTCGATAGAGACGAAAACCGCGTTTTCGTGCCCAGTAAAAATGTCTATTCGTCATCACTATTGAGTTCCGTTCCTCGCAAGTTAGTTATAACCCATCTATCAGCAGATAGTTTTTGCATATTATCCGGCGGATAATTAGCAAAACAGAAAATATGTGGTGAGTTAAATATTTTAACACCAGTTTCATATTTCGTATTACATACCATTCCATTTTTTATACATTCAAGAGCAGAATAAGAAACAAAACCTTCATTTGCTCTAGGTATATCAAACATCACGCAATTAGTTTCATCCATATTACAATTGAAAACTAAATTCATAATATCACTATGCTTGCCACCATTACACAACAAAACTTTATGCCAGTAAATACAATATTTTATAAATTGTGTTTTTCCAAAATGACCTGGTTCCTCCCAAAACCAGTAAATTTTCCGGTCATCCGGTTCTTGCTTCATAATAGCAATAATATCTTCTTGCCAGTCATAAAGATTTGTAATAAGTTTTAGTGGTTTAGGAACACCTATAGAGAAAACGATCTTTTGCTCTTTAGAGCAATAGATCATATTATCTTCACGCGTACCTTTTGCTTTTTCAAAATGGATACGCTTTATATTAAAAACCGCGCTCGGTCGTGCTTTGTTTTTAAATTCAAAATAACCCTGAATATGTGGTGTGCCTAATTCACCAACTTCACTACCAAGAATGGCGAACTTACAATTTTTATTCATAATGGAACCAATAGAAGTTAATTCTTCATTTGTCCAATTATTTAAGACCATAATCCATCTAATAGAGGGAGCAATTCTTGCTTTTGAGGAGGTTATAGTATTACCCTCCTCAACGGAACCAACGGAACCAGTTTCAACCATTTTTATAATAGTCCAAGATAAAAAAAAATTCCTAAATAAACGCACCAATTCTTTAAAAAATAATATATATATTATAATTATTTTGATATAAAGACAAGTTATTTAGAAGAAAATATTTAATTAAAAAATTAATCTTTAAATTAAAATATAATTATATATTATAAAAATGGTTGCTTCAAACTTCCGCAATCGCTTTAGACGCCGTGGTTTCAAAAAAGTAGCAGTAGGTTTCAAACCTAAACCCAAAATAGGTAAGAGAAAATACGCTCCAAAAATGACTTTCGCCAAGAAAGTTCAATCAATTATATCAAGAAATAATGAAAATAAATTTACTTCAACTATTACTTATAATGATGCTGTAGCAAGAACAGACGCTAATTCAGCATATACTTTTTTTAATTGGTCGCCAGGCAAAGACGCGACAGGGTCAAGATTATTTAATTTATTAAATAATTCAACAGAGGGGGCAAGAATAGGTAATCAAATAATTTTAAAAAGATGGATTATAAAAGGTTTAATTCAACCAGTAGTAAGTAATACGACAACTATGAGTAATTCATATGTCGGTTATGTAGATGTATATTTTGGAAAGTTATTAAAAAATACAACACAAGTTCCATCTTCATTAGATAAGTTATATCAAAATGGAGTATCAACAACAACTCCCACTTGTGTTTCAACAGATATGTTAAATCCATTAAATAAAGATAATTATAAAGTTTATTATCATAAACGCTTTAAAATGGGCGCGGCGAGCGACGCAGATACATACAGCGGAACACAAGCAACAGCATCAGCACATCCAGGAAATAATGATTTTAAACTATCACAAACATTCGGTTTTGATGTGTGTAAGTATATATTAAAAAGTAAGCACTTGAAATTTGAAGACAATCCTTCAACACCTTATTCTCCCCCAAATAACGCAGATATAGTAAATTTAACTATATGGGCAACATTTACACCACAAACAGGACAAGCAACAGGAGCATCAGCGAAGACCTTATATAACATAGATGCTCTTACATACGCAGAATACGAAGATGCGTAAAATTAACTTAATATATATGATGATATTACATCATATATATACTAGCGAAGCAATTACACGCGCGCGACGACAAGACTAGCTCCGGATATTAAGACCGCAGGTCTTATAGTGCTTATGTCGCGT